GTACTCAAAGTAAAGAACTTGAACTGTATTTTCATCATAACCTCTCCACCCAGAAATGTATTCCTTATTTCCAGGCATACTTTCTATCCTCTTAAGGTCTTCTTGGCTTATGTTTGGAAACTGTTTCTTAAGCTCTGGTATAGACACTGACTTAACTTCCCCAACATAATATATGTCTTCAAAGTTGGGATCTTCACTGTAAGAGTAAACCATGTTCGCTGGGTCGCAGTAATCAGCCTTAACTCCATTCGATTTATTCCAAGTTGTCTTAACTGCACCTATTCCAAGAACTGTTAAGTCATAGTTAAACCTTTTTCTTACCTCATCAAACTTGTTCTTATCTAAAACGTAGTTTATAACTTCTTCTTCAGCTATTTCTACAGACTGCTTGTAGTCAAGTTGCATATGAAGAGACAGTTCCTCTTTTGTTTCTGGTAAAGACGCTGGATCGCTAGTGCTAAAACCATTAACTCCAAGATTTTCTTGAAGCATCATCATCTCTTCTTTAGCTGCCATGTCTTCCATTATAGAAGTGGCGTACTTAGTTCTCTTTTGTATTGATTCTGGATCTTGAGCGTAAGCACTTATCTCGTACTTCTTTTCAGTTATTCCATTAGCAACAATATCCACGAACTTTGATATCACAGGAACTGGTTTCCAATCTAAGTTCAAGTAAGATAAGTCCCCATTTATAGCTAACTCGTCCTTATACTTCTGAACTGGCTGCTCACCTCTAGCGTAAAGTCTAAGAGTATGAAACCTGTTATAGTTGGTAGAGAATCTACTTCCAGTACCTCCCTGATTAAACCACTCAGATTCAATAGCTCTACCTACCTGCGAGCCATACTCAGGAGTGTTCTTCTCTATGTCACTAACTACTTGGCTAGGAAATGCACTGTTTGGGTTTGCGCCTACATTCATTTATTTATTATTTTTGAAAATTGTCCAGAGTTATCGTATCTCTTTAACCCTAGATTTATGTTTTTTACCGTAACTCTATTGATAGGTGCGTATCTATTCTTATTGCAAGCCATTATAGCTAAACCAGAACTTATCGATGCATCGTGAGCTGTTCTATTATTTATGTTAAATCTAGCCCAATCCTCTAAAGTTCTTTGAAAATAAATATCTCCCATCTCATCATCTCCAAGCACACCAACCAATTCTTCAATATATGTTTCAATTGCGGATGCGTGAGCCTGCTTAATGTCCTCACTACTGTTTGGTATCCCACCAATTTCTCTCTCAGTAACAGATAGCTTAGTGTAAGCCTTATCTGGTCTATTCATTGAGAACCCTCTATATCCTCTATTTTTTAGATGGTATAGAAGTCTTGGCTTGTTATTCTCTGCTAGTATTGGCATTCCGTAAAACACTAAAGACATTAGAACGTCTTCAAAAAATATTTCTGCAGTCTGCGGCCTAGCTATGTACTCTAAAAAAAATCTATTTGATGGAGCATCTTCCATACTGAACTTAGTTAATCCGTGAAGAGATCCTTTAGATCCCTTATTGTCAACAGTTCCAGATATGTCATATGGGTCACACCCGAAAGCTCCAAGGTGTTCATTTCCAGGATAATTTATTCCATTCTTAACTACAACTCTATTTTGTAGACTTACTGGAGGTATCCAGGATAGATGAAATCTTCCAGCTCTATCTGGTGAAAATATAACCTTAGTATCTTGTATTCCATTTTCCCAATGAAAGTTACCAATTGTAACTAGTGAACTTGCTTTCATTCCCTCATTGTGATCTATCTGTTGATATATCTTTGTCAGGTTAAATAGAGACTGCTTTGCTTCATCTCGAAATGCGTGTTGCTCAGTTCTAGGAAATTGTCTATAAAATTCATTAAGCCCATCTTGATCGCTCTTTAATCCATCTACCTCATTGTTCCAGTACTGTATTACGCCTTGATCAATATTGTATCCATGCGTGTCTTTAAGTGGCTTTTCTGGTGTATCGAAGACAGGTATTCCATAAGAATCAATGTATCCTTCGTAGTTCCACTCCATAGGTATAAACAAAGAGTATAATCCAGAAGAAGTCTGTCCATTGCTGTTTCTATTAGTAACGTCTGATGCATAGTATAATTTCTTAAAATTATCTCCTCCTTTATCAAGTGCATTACTTGTTGAACCCATCATGCACTTACCTATAATCTTACTACCAAGCCTTAAGCAGGTCCTAGTAACTCTCCAGTTGTTTAATATATTATTAGGTCTCTCCCACTTTCCAGACTCGTCATGAACAAGTAATTTTAATTTTTCTCCATCATAGGAGTTATCACCTGTATTTTTCCAGTCAATTGTAGTATCAAGTCCTTCGAGATCCTCTTCTTTTTCATTAGAGTTAAGCTTCCTTCTTGTAAGTTTTGAAGCTGGTACTCTATACGCAAGTTCCGTTTTTGGTCTGTCCATACCATCTTGGATCGGCTTGAAGAAAAATGGATAGTTAACTGAGATTGGGACAATCTTGTCGGTAAACATTTTTTTCGCATCAGGTCCTGATTTTGATAAAACCCCAAACCTTGAATCTGCTGACATTGTTGCAAGATTAGCTGTTTCTCCTGACGCCATGAACGAAAATCCACTCCGTCTGTTTTTAAGGTAGCACATTCCAAAACATCTAACGTCAGCTTTACAGGCTTCCCAGAATATATAGAAGAGTCTGTTTGACTCTCTAAAGTCTGCATATCCAACATCAATCTTTGACCATTGCAGATACATATAGTGAGAGCCAGTAATATAAGTAGGCTGACCCTTATTAACAAACCAAAATCCGTGTTCTCTTTTTTCAAATTCTTTTTCAATGTAATCGTACCACTTTTCTTGAAAATCTTCGGGGTACTCCCTCCAGTCAAATATAGTTTTAATCCTATCTAATTCCTTTGGAATGTAGCTCCTGCTCCATCTATTATCCTTAAATTTATGAACGCTAAATTCTGCAGGAAGAGCTATCTTTAAGTTTTGTATTTCGTAAACGTCGCCTATGGTTCCGTTCTTACTAATAATAACCATGTCGTGGTCCTTGTCGTAGCCGTACTTCCACTTCTTTAAGCGGTTGTTCTTTTTTATTGTAGATGGCTTTACATAACCATCTAATATTTTATATAGAGTTTGCTCGTACATACTATGGAGTTTTTGCTCTACCTTCAGCGAATCCTTTGAAATTATTCTTTGCTTTAGGCTCCTCTTTTGGTCTGTCATTAAGCATATCGTCTTCGTCTTGTATCCTCTTTAGTATCTCAAAAGCATCAAATATTGCTAACTTCTTTGTAGCAGCAGCATTCTTAAGCTTGTCTGCTGTTAAGTCGTCATCCTCATCTATAATTGGCTCTTGAGCTACTTTGATCAATTCTTCAACTGCTCTTTGCCCAGCTAGGATTATACTCTTTTTCGTCTCCTTTACGTCCATGTTTCGCTACGATATTATTAAATTTCATTCCATATAGTAGTTCGCCATCTATTACGAAGACAAACTCTGATGTTGGTCTAAAAGAGACTAAGTCTCCCTCCTTGACGCTAATTTCACTAAGCTTCTTGTTTCCGTGCTTAAGTATACCCATTAGCGGCTTTTCTGTAGTCAAAGAGAATACGTCATCAGTTACTATCGGTTTGACAAAACAGTAATCTAGATGGGTATTATTCTTCCCATACATATATATCTGCTCAGGAGAACATATATACATATCTTCATTTATAAAGCTTCGACTATTTTTCTCTAAACCTCTAATGTCATAGAACCTTCTAAATACATTGTGGTGAACTATAACCCTGTCGCCAACCTTTATGTCGGTATCCATTGATAATGGAAGACCTACTACTTCAGCTACTTTACTTACGCTTTTAAACTCTTCTATTCTTGTGTTTATTACAAGGTCTACATCTCCAACCTTTACCGTGTTATTGTATCTGCCATCAACAGGCTTTACAATAAAGTCATATATGCTTCTCATTAGTAATGCAAATCATATTCAACAGATATTGCCATATTGGAATTAAATTTCTTCCAAGGCAAAGTTTCCCCATCCTTTTCGATGTAGATGTTATAAGAATTATCCTTCTCATCAAAAAGAATATTGGATATTTCATGACCACCGTACACGCTCTGACCAACAGAGTAGTGCATCGCATCATTTTTATAATCAGAACCAATGCTGATTTTCCTTACAACACTACTCATTATTTCGTAGGTTCTTCTTCTATTTTAGAATATGACCCATCACTTAGATCAATGTTAACTAATCCGTACTTCTCTTCAAGTTCAGCTTTCGTTTCCTCCACATCCTTATTAACACCAATAAAAACTTGCATAAGTTCGTGCTTTCTAAGTTCTAGTGTTCCTAAGTCTTGCTTTATTTTAGCTATAGTTGACTGCTGCTCTCTTATTTTTTCTAATTCTTCGTCTGTTATTCTCATTTGATTAAATTTAATTAAATTCTACTTATTATTATTATTACTTATGTTTTTCCATTTTTCTGCTCCTCTAGAACCAAAGTATGCAACATATACAGTTGTTAACAACATTTGCAATAAATCAATCCAAGCATCTTTTACATTGAATAAAGACATTGCGTAGCTATCTATTAACACAAAGATAGTCATTGATAAAGTTAAAAATATCAATGATATTGGTCTAGTGTTTTTAGATAACCAAGAGTCTGAACCCATATCGGCTTTCCATCTTTCACTAACTTCACTCATTTCGGCCATATCCATTTCAATCATCTTCATAGCCATCTCCTTATCTTCTTTAGACATAGAGTGATCCTTAGAAATTAAGTTCTTTATTACACCTAATCCACCAGAGCTAGGCAACACGTCACCTATTGTATCTAGTATCTGTGGAGCTTTTTCTTTTAAGAAAATTCCAACTTTAGTTTCTGATAATTTTTTCTTAGACATTATACTTACTATTTTTGTATTTAGTACCTGACTTTTTATATGCCTCAGCCTCCCATGGAGAATTAGATGGACTAGCCATAGCTATTTTTTTTGATGACTTTGAGTAAGTCTTACCTTTCCAGTAAATGTTTTTATCATCGTAGTCAAGATCACCTCTAGATATTTGATTAATGTGAACCATTTCGTGACCTATAACCTCGTTATGGAATTTAGGATCAAGTTTCTCATTAATCAATATAGTGCCATTCCTATTACTCTGACCAAGAACTCCAGGCCCCAAGTCAGCTTCGTAAACTTGGGCCGACTCACTCATGTATGGTGGGTTAGATAACTTAAATCCCATTATTTATTTTTTAACTCTTCTCTTCTTAACCCTTCGTTATTATAAGACCTAAATCTTTCAATATTAGACTTAGTTTTAGAAGAACCAGGTATGTTGCTATAAGAGCTTGATATTGCGTCAAACTCTTCAAACTTTTTAAACAAATCTTTGTCACTTAAAGTTTTTGCTACATCTTCAGCAGTTTTTGTGTTGTACATCTTTCCTTCGTACTCAAACTCTTTCTTACCAGCTTTTCTGTTTTCTGCAAACGACTCTCTAAACCCTTTCTTTTCATCGCCACCCATCATTTTTGGGCCAGCCATGTGTTTTCCTACTTGGGATCCACACTTCATATTAAGTCCACTACCTTTCATCATTGGTTTATTGTAAGAACCCATTGATGTTCCCGACATATTAACGCCTGAAGTTGGCATCGACATAGACTTTTCAGCCTTCTCTTTTGCTTTTGAAGATACTTCTTTACCTAGTTTTTCAGAATTTTTAATATAACCTTCTGCAAGTCTGTTATCTACAGATAGTTTTGGTTTTGAATAACTCATATTTATATATTTATTGTTTATATTTACCACTTAACTTTGTCCGCCCAGTAAGCAGCAGACATCTTACCCTTAGCTATATTCTTTCCGTGTCTAGCTTTAAAGCTCTTTCGCTTTGCTTTCATTTTATCAGACTCTCCTACCTTTGGTTTACCAGCTGTACTAGCTCCCTGCTCTCCAAATCTAATTATCTTTTCTTTCCCACTTGAGCAAGCTTTAACAACGTGAGACTTCTTAGGATGACTAGGAGTTCTCTTTGGCTTATTGCAAGCCATTTTAGATTTATCTACCATTACTTTTTATTTTTCTTAACACTAGAGACTCTGCTACCCATGCCAACCTTAGACTTTTCTTTCTTCTTTTTATCTAATTGAGATTTACTCATCTCTGACTTAGTTACAGGAGTTTTTGACGACACCCTCTTTGAAGGTCTGCAGTACTCGTTCTTTCCTCCAGCACCACAAGCTTTGCCAGTTCTAGTGTCAACCCACTTCTCTTTCTCCCACCTCTTTAGACTGGTTCCACTGCTAGATTTCTTTACTGAACCACTAGCCTTTCTACACTTAGCTATAGCCTGAGAAGCTCTCGCTGATGGAAACACATCGTATGAAGCCTTTACTTTTTTATAACAAGCATCTTTAGGCATCAGTATATCTCGTATTTAGTTACACCATTATCTCTATACGCTCTTAAGCAAATATTTCTATTCTTTTCTTCAGATACATACGACACATGAACCCAATCAGGATTAGTGCTTGATCCAAATTCCCATATAAGCTGATCGAAACTTAATTCGTTTTTTATGTAGTTAAACA